CTAAAGCCCGATATCGTCGCTTGCGTTGCTAGGGTCGAGCAGTGTGGCGTCGCGCACGTAGCGGTCGACCATGCGCCGACCTTGCCAGCGACCTTGCATCATGATCGCCCGGTCGCTCTTGCCCGCTCGAGCCGCTGTCGTCGCGAGCCCGGCGCGCAACGAGTGACCCGAGTACCGCTTCGGGTCGAGCCCGGCCGCGGCAACGGAGCGCTTCACGACCCGGGCAACACGGTCGCCCGATATGCCGCGCTCGAGCACGCGACCGCCACGCGACACTTGCCGAAGCAGCGGGCCGCGCTCGAGATGCGCGAGCTCAAGCCACACTTGCACGGCGCGCACGGGGCACGAGTGACGAAAGCGACCGCGAGCGACGCCGACGCTCACGCCGGCGCCGACTTGATCCGTCTTGCTGCGCACGACACGCACGACAAGCCCGTCGGGTCGCAGCTCGACGTCTTCGACGCGCAGTGCGGCGAGCTCGGAACGTCGAAGCGCTGCCGCCATGCCGAGCGCTATCACGACCCGGTCGCGCGCGCCCGTTAGGGTCTCAGGCAAGCCGGCGCACACCGCGCGCACCTCCGACGCCGTGAGCGGCGCGACTTGCTTCTGCGCGACGCCGTGCTCGCGGCGAATGCCTTCCCATAGCTCGAGCACGCGCGAGTCTCGTGTCGGCGAGTCGAAGCTCGAGCCCCGGTGCACCCATGCGATCGACGCGAGCCCGACCGCGAGCGTGCTCACGCGCACGCGCGTCGCACGGTCGACAAGCCACATCGCGAGCGACTCTGGCGAGCAGGGAAGGGGCTCGACGTCGCGCTCGAGACACCACGCCTTGAACAGCCGCCACTGCTTCGCATACTCCGCGAGCGTGCGCTTCGAGCGGCTCGCCCGACGGTACCGCTTCGCACGCTCAAAAAACATCGCGAGCGCGCCGGCCGGCTTCGTGCCGACGCGCACCAGCTCGGCCGACAGCTCTTCGAGCTCGCCATTCATTCGGGCTCAACCTCGAAGACGCGTTGCAGGTCGAGCTCGAAACCGTGGAACGGCTCGGCGCGAAGACTCGCCCGATACGCATGCCGCTCGCACTGGTACAGCTGCGTGCTTGGCAGACTGCAAACCTCAACCCAGCGCGCTTTCGGGTCGATCATCCAGTAGAACGGCACGCCCATCGCACGATACAAATCGCGCTTCACTTCGCGGTCGCGCTTCGGGTTCTTCGACAAGACTTCGCACACCCAGTCCGGCCGCTCCCAAAAGGTGTGCTCGTCAAGGTCCGTCGGCGCACGCTCAATCCGCCACGCTGCGACATCTGGCACGAGATACTCTTTTTCCTCGCTCTCTCGAAGCGCTTCGGGGAGGTAGATCCCGGGGCCTTCGAGAAACAACCAGCGCGGCCGCTCGCCACGCTTGCCGCTGCCGAGCCCGTCGTCGAGCTCCGACCATAGACGCGCCGCGACCCGGTTATGTCGAGCGCTCGGCGGCGGATACACGATCAGCTCGCCGGCGATAATCTCGGCGCGCGTGTTGTCGGGCAGGCTGTCGCGAAGCATCTCGAGCGGCGTGCGGGTCGTCATAGGGCCAGTCTAGCACCAGATCCCCGCTAAAGGTTATTAGCGCGTGTGATCCGTCGCGCTATAACCGCCGCATGCCGCCGAAGACCCGAACCCGACGCCACCGCCGCCGCTCGCCGGCGAAGCCAACCACGGAGCCGACAGCCGCCGAGCAACGCGCCGAGCTGCTCGAAGGGCTCGCCGAGCTGGTAAGACAGTGCGACGCGATGCGCGCGAGCATCGCCACCGGCGACCCGATCGCGATGCGCGAAGCGGCCGACTTCGTGCGCGTTACACGGCCGTTCGACGCAGCCATCAGGGCCGCGCTCGCCGAGCAGAACGCCCGCGAGCTCAACGCATGCATTGACGCCGTGTTCACCGAGCGCGGCTTCGAGCCGAAGTGACAAGTGCATCGGTGCACCGGTCGACCGATGCATCGGTGCACTAGTCGCTCGAGTGTCTTGGGCAGTCTGGGTCGCCGTCTTCGCACCACCGACACACGCACGCACCCATCTCGCAGGCCGAGCCCGCGAAGCCTGGGTCGCCCAACATGGTCGGAAACCACGCCCGGCCGCACTCTGGGCATGTGTCGTGCGGCGCGCACCAGGGGCCCGCCGGCGCGCTCTCTTGCGTCACGCGCTCACCGACACGAGCCGCAGCTTCGCGCGCCATATCCTCGACGCCGCCGGCGTCTTGTTGTCGTAGCCTCCGACGCATTCGACCTGACCGAAGCCCCACAGTTGACCGATCGCGATCAGCACCATCGGCTCACTACAACCCGGCATCAACGCATGTATCTCGCCGCCGCTCATCTGCTCGCGTCGACGTAGCAGCCCGACGATCCGCTTTCGAAGCCGTGCTGCGACCTCTGGCGTCATTGCTCAGCCCAGCGAAGCGCATGTCGCCACTCGTTGCGACAGTCATCGTCGGGCGACAGCTGCCGGCGCACAGTGCACTCGATCAGCGCTTCGACGCGCGCGACGGCGCGCACGTCGTCTTCGCCGTATACGTCGAAGTCGAAGACCATCGGCGGCGACAGCATCGAACCCGGGCGCACCGGCTCGTCTGGGTCGAGCTCGACGCATGGGTCGACCGCGTAGATCGCCAGGCTGTGACCGCTGCCGACCGCGGCCGGCAGCCCTTCGAGCGGCCGCAAGTGCGCAAGGCTAAACACCCACTGCGACCATATCGGATGCGCGAACGGACAGCGCAACAGCCACAGCCCGATCTGCGCGCGCGCCTCTGCCGGCATCGTCAAGCGCCAGGCTTCCCACGAATGCCGCGGCGTACGCACTTCGCCGGGCAAGCTGAACCCGAAGTCACACGCGCGCGTCACGGCACCACCGGCAGCAGCGACCAGCCTCGCTCGAGCAGCTCGAGCCGTTCCCGCCGGTGCATGATCTCAAGCTGCATCAAGACTTCGGCGGCGATCAGTGCGTCATACATCGGGTCACCGTCGAGAGCGCCGGGCTTGTGGCGCATCATGAACCGCGACGCCGTTTCGAGCGTTTGCAGGTGCCGCTCGAGCTCGACAATCCCCGAGCGCATCAGCTCGCGCAGCTCGGCGCGCGTCGACCGGGTCTCGCTCGTCGTAGCTCTCGACTCTGCCGCCATACGTCGCGGTATAGCCTGGAGGCTCGAGACGACACAACAGCCGCCGATACGCTGCGCTCGAGTCGGGAATGGTCGGCGTTTCCGCCTCCTGTGCACCGCCGTGGCGGCTTCTCTCAATGGGGCCCGACCGAGCGCACCGGGATTGTATCGGCGCCCGGCTAGAGCCCGCAAGCCGCTTCGTCGCTCGGCGACGCTCGAGCCCCGGAGCGCTAGCTCGCGCGCTAGAGCCCGCGAGACACTTTGTGCTTGACACGATCCGGCGGCCGGCGTGTACGCTCGCGCTCGCGCGGTTTCTGGTTAACTCGGCGAGACGCTTCTATCTCTTAACCGTCGCAAGCAGAGCAAGATCCCGGAGTTTTCCGAATCTTCGGTGATTGCAGATCCGCAGACGTGCAGACGGAAGAATTGCGCGTCGAAACGCCGATGCATGCGCGCGCGTGCGCGATTGCCAAATGGTGAGGCGTTCGTCGTCCGTCCCTCGACCGTTCGTCGTCCGTCCCTCGACCGTTCGTCGTCCGTCTTTCGAGTCTTGGGACGTCGACACCAGCCCGAAACAACTTATCCACATCGGTTCGAGCGCCGGCGCAGACGCGAAAACGCCCAAGCGATCCGCGGCCGGACCGTCTTGGGCGTTCTGTCAGCTCGAGCCGCGCTCAAGCGGCGCGCAGCACATCATCCGGCGCCAGCTCCCACGCCGGAGCGCCCGCCGTCGCCAGCTCGGCCAGCGCCTTGCGCGCGTAGAAGCGGATCTGCCGCGGCTCCATTGCCGACCGCGCTACCCGCTGCAACTCGCCGAGCTCGACGGCTCGGCGTCCCTCAGCTCGAAGCCAGCCCGTATACAGTTGCAGCCATTGCGCCATCGGCTTGCGCGCCAGCTTGCGGCGCACGTCCAGGTCGACGACGGTCAAGCCGCCATGCGCCAGGGTCATCAACTGCGGATTCAGCTCGAGCTGATAGACGCCCGTCGCCAGGTCCTCTCGACCGAACGGCAAGAGCGTTCCGAAGACGCGCGTGCTCTCCGACCGTACACTCAGGTGTGCCGCGCTAATGTCGCCGAGCAACACTTCGAGCGACTCGCGGTTACGGCGGCCGGACCCGTGCACAAGTGCGCGCTCCAAGTCGCACGCGCGAACCCTTAGAGACGTACCGTCGCAGCCGCCCGCGAGCGCGATCAGCGCCATCACAAGGTCGGCGTGACCTTGATGCAGCAATCGACCGGTGTACCGCACCGTGTAGCCCGGGGCAGCTTCGAGCGGCGCGCGGTTCACCATCACCGGCGGCGCATTGACCGCCGCCATGCCGAACACGCTCGCAGCTAGGAACAGGTTTGGCATCGGCAATTGACCCGGCGGCAATACTGGGACACGTGGCGCTCCGACGCCAGTGCGCGCGACCAGCTCTTCGACGCGCGCCCGCGCACCCTTGCTCTGACTCCCAGACTCTGCTTCACTCTGCATCACGAATCCCTGAGCGGGGGCAATACCCGCCGATTCTGGACGTCGCGCTGTTACTAGCAGTGCGACGTCGCCCTATGGCCATCGGGCCATGTACGGCGGAGTAGAGCCCGCCGCACACCGCAACGCAAAGAAAATCGGCAATGTGCGAGATATTGCCTACGGCTTGCGGGCCGCTTGCCGCACTTTCACGCCGACCGAGCGCGGCCGCAGCGATCGCCCGACGGATCGCCGGCGCGCCGGCGGCGGCTCTTCGAGCGCGACCCGGTCGGCTTCGGCGCATCGGCGCATCGACGCCGTGTCATGACGGGTAAAGCTTAGGGCCCACACCCATGGGTTGGACTCTACGCTTAGGTCGGGTTGTGGATATGACAGCGACCAGCGCTTCTCGAAGAGCTGCCGGCGCACGGGGCACTCGGCTTGACAGTAGCTGTAGCTGGTGTCGTGCTCGGGACACTCGACCCCTTCGCCGGCAAGGTCGAAGTGCCGAGCGTCGCCGAGCCGTTGCGCTCTGACGTCATAGAGTCTTAACCACAGACGCGCCGCCGCTGCCGGCATCAAGAGCGGCGAGATCCAAGCATGCGCGCGCCAGGTCTCGGCGCTGTCGCTGTCGGCTTCGTACACAACGGTACGCTCGCGCCCGCGGCCGGCAAAGGCCCAGCGCTCGCGCACCCATAGCCAGTCATGCGCCGCGCCATACGGACAGCTCACGGTCGCCGGCTTGCCCGCCGCAGTCGAGCACACGACGCGCACTCGGTCGCGGTCCGATGCATCGCTTACCCAACCATCGACCGACAGACCCGCCGGCATTTGCACCGGTCGCCGCAGCTGCCATTGACGACCACCGCGAAGCCGTCGCACTTGGCCGCGCGAGCACACGATCGCGCGTTGTTGAATGCGCCGCGTCATCCGCTCTAACAGAGACTACATCACGCATGATGTGTATGTGAGTGTGTGTCTTAGCATTTTGTCGAGCGGGGCAACGCTCCGCTGTTCCGTGCGACCGACAAGTGTGTCACGAGGGGATGGCCACAACGCCGCAGCAGTGACCCGCTCGCCGTCATGCGTTCGATACGCGACGCACAGACGCGAGTGTTTTGTGGTGTCTGTTGGCTAGGGGAGGGTCAGCGCTGGCCATGAGTCGTGTCCGCCGTGCACTTCGGATTGATGCCACCGCCGTGACGCAAGAGCTCGGCGACCTCGACCAAGCACGCATCGACGTCGCGGCGATTGTCGCGGCACGCGTGCCGCCGGGCGGTCACCAGTCGCGAAACTGGCGGCTGATTCCGAACCGTGTGCGGCTTATGTCGTGGTGCACATGGCTCGGCTTCTCGAAGGGCGACACGGCCGCGGCCGACTTTCGCGCGCCGATCAGAGTCGCCGCAGACATCGCGCACGCCATTCGACGGCAGGCACCGCGCAGCCCCGGAGCTCTCGGTCTCGCCGTCGCCGTGCTCGAGTCGTGCGGCTATGCGCTCGACGACACGTCGCTCGGCTTGCTCTGCGCGTTCGCGCAGCAGTGCCGCTTCCCGAAGCGTGTGTCTTAGGCGCGTTTCTTCGAGCGGCGCGACTGCGACTGCTCGACCGCGGCCGTGATGGTTTCTGGTGAGTACGGCGCCCGGCCGTCGGCGCGCGCGAGCTCGCGAATCTCTTGCAGACTCGCGCGACCTTCGCCGCGCGCCTTGTGCTTGCTCGTGCGCTCGCTCCAATACGTCTCAAGCCAGGGCATCGTTGCGGGGCGTTGCGAGCACGCGCGCAGCACCGCCGCGACTTGCCGCGCCGTCGCGTTGCGCTCGGCAAGCCACTCCGTGACGTCGGCCGTCGTGAGCACCGTCGGCAGCTCGAGCCGCTCGCGGTACTTCGCCCGACCTTCTCGGCCGAAGAGCAGCTCTTCGAGCCCAACTTCGAACATGAGCGCGATGCGCATCACCGTCGGGATCGTGGGCAGTGCTTGGTTTAGAGTCCAGTTGTCGACCGCGCCGTAAGACACGCCGAGCACCGCCGCGAAGGCGCCTTTCGTGTAACCCTCGCGAGCGAAGAGCGCCCATATGCGTCGGCCGAGCGTCGACTCGCTCAACGGGTCGCTTCCCAGCGCCGGCGCCGGCTCGCGCGCAATCTTTCCTCTCCAACCCACAACGCGACCTAGCAAGCTATGGCCAACGTACGCAAGACTTTGGCGGCATCGCGCGAATAAGTCTCACGTCATTTATGCCTAGTCGGCAGCTGCACACGTAAGTTAGGCACACGCTAGCTCGGCGCATCTAGTCCGAAAGCCCTATGTCCCCCGGGCTTTAGGTATGCCGAAGCACAAGTGCACCGGCGGACCGGTGCACAAACGCACACGTGCGCGAGTGTGCGCGAGCGCTTGTGCTCGCGGACAGTGCGATCGGGCTATGCATGGCCATCAGGCCAAGTTACACAGCACCGATGCAATTGGCGCAATGGGTCGAGACTCAAGACGCCGGCGTGCTGACCCGTTTGCAGCTGCAAACGGGGCTCAGCTACACCGCGATTCTGCGCGCGGTACATCGCCGCGTGAAGCCGCTATACCAGACAGCGCATAAGATCGCCGCCGCGACAAACTACGTCGTGAGCGTCGAAGAGATATGCGCGTCACCGCTGCCGCCGGCGCCGAAGCGCAAGCGTAAGAAGGCGCCGGCGCTGCCGCCGCCGAAGCAGCCCGCGAACGGTAAGAAGCCGGCGAAGCGCAAACGAGCCGAGCGGCCGACCGTCTCGCCGTTCTGACGTCCGCCGCTTCGCCAACCGTTGCCGCCGAGCTCGCCGCTTGTGGGTGGGGGGAGCGGCGAGCTCGACGTCTCCAGAATGAGCGAGTGACAGCCTATGGCAAAAGCTTCGAGCCGACCACGACCAACGCACGCACCGGAGCGACAGCTTACGGTTAAAGTACCATCGCGCTACTGGGCGGCCGACTCGCCGCTCGACGGTATCAGCCTCGCGGTCTGGGTCGGCTTGTTGCATCTCGCTCGGCGCACCGAAGAGCGCGGCCGCTTGCGTGACAGTCACGGCGACAGTCACGCGCCGCTCGAGCGGGACAGTCACGACGTGATCACCCGCGGAGACGTGCACCCGGCGCAGTCAATCCGCGACGCCAACATGCAGCCGCTCAAGCTCGCCGACATATGCCGCTTCGTGAAACTGCCCCGGCATCAAGTGCAGCACGCGATCACCCAACTGGAAGCGGCCGGCGAGATCGCGCGCAGCCTCGACGGAGCCTATGTTTTAGAGCTCTATAAGCTCGCCCAAGAGAATCCCGGGACCGAGCGCAAGCGTCGGCAGCGCGCCCGTAAGAAGCGTGACAGTCACGGCGACAGTCACGCCGCGCGCGAGCGTGACAGTCACGGGGACAGTCACGCGGTCGAGCGTGACAGTCACGCGGTCGCGCGCGCGTTCTCAGATCTTAAAGAGAGAGAAGAAGAGCCGATCTTAACCGCCGCCGCTCTTACACACTTCGTGACTTCCGCGCGCGCGCGCCCGCATGACAGCGGTGTGTATGCGGTGCCGACCGAGATAGTCGGCCATCGCTGGTATCACGAGCTCATCTGGACAACGTGTACACTCAGCGCGCCGACGCCGACCCGGAGCTCGAAGCACTTCGAAGCGTACCAATACATGGGGGCGGCGCCGGCCGCCGAGCGCGACCGGGTCGCGGCGTGCGCTCGCACCGTGCTCACGGGGCTATCTGAACCCGCGTACTGGTTCACGCCGTCGCACGTGATGGATCATTGGGGGCACTACCTCAGCGGCAACCCGCCGCGACTTCGGGGCTCGGCGCCGCCGCCGCGACTCGGCGAGACGCAGGCCGAGCTCGACCAGACCCGCACCGAGCTCGAGCGCTCGGCGGCCACCAATCAGCCCAGCTGGCTCACAGCACGCGCCGACGGCGCCCGGGGTGCCTCATGACCGAGCACACCGGCGAACGCCTTGCGACCGTGCTCGCGCGCTTGCAACGGGCGTTTATCGCCAACGGTGCGAACGGCAAGCAGACCGAAGCCGAGCTCGCCGACGCCATGCAGCTCGAGCGCGCCGCACGCAAGGAAGCGCTCGAGCGCGCCGGCCATCCGCTGCCGATTACGCCCGCCATGCTGCACGCCATCGAACGCGGCACCCTGTGCACCACCTTCGCGCTCGAAGCCGCGCTGCTATGGCGCGACAGCGCGCCCGGGTCACCAGTGCCGCGCGAGCCCGGCACGCTGCCGTCTCGGCCGATCCTCGTGCTGCACGGCGTCACCGGGTCGGGCAAGTCGGTCGCCGCTGCCGCCGTGCTCGCGCAGACGACCGGCGCCCGCTGGGCATCCGGCCGCACACTGCTCGAGTGCTACGTCGGCAGCTTCGGCGAGACCTTGCAGCGCCGCGCAGTCTTGCAGACGTCGAAGCTTCTCGTGCTCGACGGCATCGGAGACGAGCGACCCGACCGCGCCGGCGACATGGCCGACGCGTTGCTCGACATGCTCGCGCACCGCACGCAGCGCCGCACGATCCTCACAACGCGCATGTCCGACCAGCTCTTCGCGCGACGCTACCCGTCGCCGCCGCTGGGTAGTCTCTTCGTCGAATCGGCCGACTTGGTCGCAATCCCTACCGGCGACATGCGCAAGGGCGAACTATGAGACTGTGTCCGCGTTGTCTGCTTCACGGCTTGCGCGTGCACATGCGCGTCGACCACGAATGTCCATGCACCGACGGCCGGTGCGACCGTTGCGGACGCGCTCGGCTCGTCACCGTCTGGCGCATCGACGAACGCGGTAGCTTCTCGAAGCGCTCGAAGTGCGGCTGCTTCGTCGCACCGCCGCCGGCACCGAGCCCCACACAACCACGGAGCGCCACGCCATGACGAGCAAGCCACCGCCGACGCCGCCGCTACGACCGAGCAGGGAAGGGCGCACGAAGTGGCGTGTGCTGCGCTTCGGGCGCACTCGCCGCGCTCCCATCGCCGTCACGCTGCGACCGCTTCGAGCTGTCGTGCTTGCCATCGACTCGGCACGTAAGAGCGGCTGGGCTCTCTACGACCGCGGCACGCTCGTCGCCTATGGCGAGTGTGCGGCCAACATCGCGCACCAGCGCGACCACGTGATCACCGGCGCACTGCGCACGGCCGACGCCGCGCAGCTTCGCGCCGCCATCGCGGTCGAAACGCCATTCGGCGGCGCGCTGCAAACGATTGTCTCGCTCGCGACCAGCGCCGCGCTATGGCGCGACACGTGGCGCGCGCACGGCGAGCCGCTTCGCGCTTGCCTCGACGTCCAGGCCGGCGAATGGCGCCGGCATCTCTTCGGGTCTGGCAAGATGCCGCGCGACGCCGCTCGCCGGCTCGAGCAGCTCACGGCGCAACGCATCGTGCAGCAGCACCAGCCCGCGATCGGGCTCGCCGACATCGGGCCCGATGCCGCGGCCGCCATCTGCTTCGGCTACGTGGCGCGCTCGAGCGTCGAGCTGCAATCGGCGCTGCGCTGCGACCTTGTCGAGACCTCGAAGCTACTTCGACCCATGGGAGCGCCGCGAGCATGACCAAGCGCTGCAACTACGTGCGCGGCACGTTCTCGTGCCGTGGTGCCGCGTACTACGAAGACGAAGCCGGGCCGCGCTGCTACTCGCATCGACCCGCGCAGCTCGCGCACGCCGCACGCAAAGAAGCCGAGCGCATTCGAAGCGACGCCGAGCGCGGCATTCGCCGGTGCGGTGTGACGACACTTGCAAACCGGCCGTGTCCGCGGATTGCGATGCTCGGCGGCAGCACTTGCCCGCAGCACGACCCGGCGCAGATCGCCGAGCGCTCGAAGGCCAGCGCCGACTACGTCGCGACCAAGCGCCGCGAGCACGAAGTATGGGCCGTCAAACGTAAGGTCGAGCTCGAGAGCGGGCTCGCCGGCGTGCAGGCGCGACACAACGCGCTCATCCAAGACGACATCGCGCTACGCCGGAGCGTGCGCGACTTGCGTGCCGAGCTCGCCGAGCTCAAGCGCGAACGCGAGTCAGCGGCGAAGCAGCTCGACACCGTCGCCGCCGAGCTGCTCGCGCTCGCGCGCGCGTTCGTCTCGAGCGGCGCCGGGGCGGCATTCACCGCCGAGCGCTGCGACCTCGCGATCCGCTACGCCGACGCGCTCACCAACCACGCCCGCGAGCGGCGGCTCGCCGCTCGGCCGCAGCCAGGCGAAGCGCGAATCACCGACATCAGATTCGGCGACCCGAGGCTCACCGACTAGCCCATGCTCGCGCTCAAGCCCATACCAGCTACGCCGACGCACTGCCGCGCATGCGCGCGCGAGCTGCCGCCGTTGCGTAGGTGGGGCGGCTTGTGCGAGCACTGTGTGGTGACGCACCGCGCGCCGCCGCTCACTGACCCGCTCGAGCGCGACTGGACGATCGTACAGACGAGCACGCGCCGGCGCGCAAACGGCGAGCTCGAAGCCTGCATGCGCATCCGCTGCCGGTGCGGCACTGAGCGCTTGATCGCCGCTTCGGCTTGGCGTGAGCGCCGCTCGAGCCGTTGCAACCGCTGCCGCATGCGCCGCGAGCGTCGCGGTACTGGAGGGCTCGCCAATGCCACCTAAGCCGAAGAAACGCCGCCGTAAAGCCGTGCAAAGTCGGAAGCCTGCAACGACGGTTCCCCTTTCTCGACCGCGCAAGGTGGCAAAAAATACGGATGTAATGCAGGTTTCCGCACCATCGCGCGCGCGTAGGCGGCCGCCGCGTGTGCGGAAACATCCCGACCCGCCGGCGCTGCCGCCGGCGCCGAACGTCGGCGGCCGGCCAAGTCTCTACACAGCCGCGCTGCACGAGCGTGTGTGCGCGCTCGTCGCCGTGCGCGTGCCGATCCGCACCGCTTGCCAGCTCGAAGGCATCGGCGCGCGCACGCTGTATGACTGGCGTGAGCGCGGCAACATGGGCGAAGAGCCCTTCGCCACGTTCTCGCAAGACCTCGCGATCGCCGTTGCGCGCGCCGAAGCGACGGCCGTGCAGTTCATTGCGACCGCGGCCGCGGACAATTGGAAGGCGAACGCATGGTGGCTCGAGCGCCGCTTCCCGAAGCGCTACGGCGCGAAGCAACAGCTACGCGTGACGAAGGCGCCCGCCGAAATGACCGACGAAGAGCTCGCAGCGGCCATCGCTGCGCACGGCTTCGTGCGCGCACTGCCGACCGACCCGCTCATGACCGACAGCATCACCATCGCCGAAGAGAGCACCTAGCCATGTCTACACGCCCCACTACACCTATCCCTACTTGGTCGACCGCCGGCACGAACACCGAGCCCGGCGCCGGCAAAAAGTCGGCTGGATGGACTGTCAACGAGCGCCCGCCGGCGGAATGGCTCAACTGGCTTCAACACTCGGCCGGCGAGTGGTTGCAGTTCTTGGCCGACGTCACGAGCGGCTCGGCGACGCCCGATCTGAAGCTCAACTTCAGCAACACGGACATGTTCGCGCCGCTGCTCGAAGTCACGACGGCGCCGGCCGCGGCCGGCTATCGGCTCTTGCAACGCGTGCTCGTGAACGCCACGCAGCACGCGAATGTGTACGCCGGCAACGGCGCACGGCGGCTCGTCTTCGCGTTCAATGCCGTGTGGGGCGGCTCGAGCTGGGTTTGCGAAAACTCCGCGCAAGCCGCTTCGGCGTTCGCGCTCGTCGGCGACAGCTCGCAGAACACGCTCGAGCTACTCTGGCACGCAGCAACGGCCGGCGTGTGGAGTGACGCATCTTGGGGGCGTGGAAACGCGCTTGTAAACAGCTTCGGCGCGACCGGCGGCACGTTTACGAACCTCACTGTCACGCAAGACCTGACAGTGCAGCGCGACGCAACCGTCACGCGCAACCTAACAGTGGGCAACAACATCGTTGTCACGCACGACATCACCGCCGAAGACATCATTTCCAACACGCTAGCGGTCGACAACGTCTATGACCGAAGCGCCGGCGGCATCATCGTGCACGCCATGACGTCGCTTGTTAGCGGCGCGACCATCGACGGCGACCACCTATTTCTAAACGACGGCGTCGACATCGTGCACCCGGGGCCGGTCGACGCGCAGCCCGTGCGGCCAATGTCGCTCGACATGTCGCTCGGTCAACCCGTGAGCGGCTTCGGCGACGCTTACTTCTCATCCGAGGGGGCTTGGTTACCCGTCGCCGCTTCCGGCGGCATTCGCGTTCGCTTCCCGCTGCACGTACCGCGCGCGACCGCGCGCATCAAGATCGAATGCGTGTGGACGGGCAACAACATCGCGCAGCTAAACAGCGCGATTGTTTACAAGGTCGTGCGGGAGTTCATCGGCGGCGGAACCATCATGTCCATTCCGCCCGTACCCGAGCAGCTCGGCGCAACCATCACGCAAGGCATCGCGACGGCCGGCGCCATCATGAACAGCGCCACTATCACCTACGACTTCGACCCGACGCTCGAGTCTTACTGTGTCGAAGCGCGCATCGCCGACGGCACCGGTAACAAGCTCTTCGCCGTGCGTTACAACCTATCCGACCCGGGGCCGCGCAATGGCTGAGACTGCCCAGCAGTCCGAAGAGCGCTTCGAGCGCTGCAACGCGCTCATCGTGCGGCAACGCGAAAACTGCAACGAGCGTCGCGCGCCCGGTATACCGGTCGCGCAATGGTGGGCTCTGACTGTCGAGTTCGGCGAGCTGCAAACGGAGATCGACCGGCTGTTAGGTGGCGCACCCTAGACACGACCTCTCGGCGCTCATCGCTGAGCACCAGCGCCGGGCGACGCGTACTGCGCGACGCCCGGCAACGCTGCACGCATTCATCAAGGCGGCTTGGCCGCTCGTTGTTCCGAATGCACCCTTCGTCGATAACTGGCACTTAGGGGCGTTGTGCGAGCATCTCGAAGCGCAGTCGCGCGGACAGTTGCCGCGACTCGTGCTCAACGTGCCGCCGGGCTCGAGCAAGTCAACGACGGTGTGTGTGATGTGGCCCGCATGGGAATGGACATGGCACCCGGGCTCGCAATGGCAGTTCGGCGCCTATGCTGACACGCTCGCCGTTCGCGACAGCTTGCGCTGCCGTGGGCTCTTCGAGACTGACTGGTACAAGGACCTATACAGCGAGACTTGGAAGCCGCAGCGCGGCCGCTGGTTGGCCAACTGGTTGCAGAACGACAAGGGGGGAATACGCCAGGCCATAAGCGTCGGCGGCTCGCCGACAGGGTTTCACGCGCACAGACAAGTCGTCGACGACCCGTTGAAACCGATCGAAGCGCACTCGCCGGCGGCGCTCGAGCGCTGCACTAGGTGGTGGTTTGAGACCATGGCGTCGCGCGTGCTGCCGGGCGCGAACACTCGCACAATCATCATGCAACGATTGCACGACCGCGACCTAGCGGGCTTAGCGGCCGAGCAAGGCTATGCGGTGCTGTCCATCCCGATGCGCTATTTCAGCGCGGCCGCGCGCAAGCCGACGCCGCTCGGATGGGTCGACCCGCGCTCGACCGACGGCGAGCTGCTTTGCCCAAGTCGCTGGGACGAAGCCGAAGTCGAGCGGCGCAAAAAAGAGTTCGGGCCCGATGGGTGGGCCGCTCAAGACCAGCAAGACCCGGTACCCGAAGGCGGTGCGATCTATAAGCAAGAATGGTTTCACAACTACTATCGCGAGCGGCCGCGCCTCGAAGGCGCGCTCGTTGTTATCAGCTTCGATTGCGCGTTCAAAAGCCACGAAACGAGCTCTTATGTCGCCGGGCAAGCATGGGCGTTCAAGCCGCCTAACTTCTATTTGCTCGCCGAAGTGCGCGAGCATCTCGACTTCGTCGGCACCATCGCCGCCGTGAAGTCGCTGTATGCACAGTTTCCCGAGGCATCCGCGGTACTCATCGAAGACAAGGCGAACGGGCCGGCCGTGATTGAGATGCTCAAGTCGAGTATCCCCGGCGTGCTCGCCATCGAGCCCGACGGGTCGAAGGAAGCTCGCGCCTATGCGACGCAGCCCATCTTCGCGAGCGGCAATGTGTGGCTTCCCGACGCTTCGCTCGCGCCTTGGATCGTCGACTGGGTGACTGAGCACAAGCGTTTCCCCCGTGGCATCGCTAACGACAGGGTAGACGCGCAGACGCAAGCGATCCGCTGGTGTTTGAAGGGCGGCTTCGGCGACTACTATGCCGGGCTCGAGTCGCTCGACGTGTGACCCATTGACACCCGACTGGCGTGCCAATACACGCCGGCATGACTGAGCCGACCGAGCCGATACTTCAGTTCTTCGAGTTCGAGCACTTGCCGCCGGGCTTGCAACACGTGAGCGCACCGTTCGCCGCGCTCGCTTCGCGCATCGTGCACACGCTGCCGCGCAACGCCGAGCGCTCGACGGCGCTTCGCAAGCTGCTCGAGTCAAAAGACGCCGCCGTGCGCGCCGCCATCGCGCGACCGCTCGCGACGCTCATCGCCGGCGAAGCGACCGCCGTCACGCCCGAGAGCATCGAAGGCCCGAAACAAGGGGTGTGACGCATGGAATGGCGCGGCGACAGCTGGGAAAACGCAGTAACCGGGCTCGGCACGCTGCGCGACAAGCTGCAAGCGCATGCGCCGAAGCTGCGCGCGCAACTCTCCGACGCTTCGCTCGAAGCGCTTCACACCGAAGACGATATCTGCGCGCGCATCGTCGAGCAGCTACCCGCCGACGCACTACGTGAAGGCTTCTCGATTGCCGTCGGCGCAGACCAAGTCGCCGACGGTACGAGCGTCGGCAACGAGATCGACCAAGTGCTCGCCGGTCTGGGTGCCGAAGCGGCGCTTCGAGAAGCCTGGGTGTGGGGCCGACTGTACGGCTTCGGGGCCGTGTTTCTCGGCGTCGACGACGGACGCACGCCCGACGAACCGCTCGACCTAAACGCCGTCGTGCGGCTGACACACCTCAACGTGTTCCGGCGCACGCAGCTACAGCAAAACACGTACTACGGCGACATAGGCGCACCGAACTACGGCAAGGTCGCAACCTACCGTGTAACGAATCTCGGCTTGCCATTCGGCAGCACGGCGAAGCCAGTGTCGCAAGGCGCGAGTCAGCTTGTGATCCATGAGTCGCGCATGCTCGCGTTTCGCGGCGTGCTGACGTCGCGCTTCGGCGCGCAAGCGTCGTGCTTCTGGGACGACTCGGTATTGCAACGCGTTTACCAAGCCGTGCAGGCGAGCTCTTCGAGCTGGATGGGTGCGGCGCACCTCATGACCGACGCCAGCCAAGGCGTCTTGAAGATCGCCAACTTGATGCAACTCATGACCGCGGCCGGCGAAGAGAAGCTGCGCGCGCGCATCAAGTTTCTGGACATCTGCCGAAGCGTCGCGCGCGCCATCTTGCTAGACGAGCGCGAAAGCTTCGAGCGCATCGCAACGCCATTCTCAGGCATTCCCGAGCTCCTCGACCGGTTCATGATTCGGGTCGCGAGCGCCGCCGAGACGCCCGTTACAGTGCTCTTCGGACGCAGCCCGGCCGGCATGAACGCGACCGGCGAGAGCGACGTTCGCACATGGTACGACAAGGTCGCAGCCGAGCGCGGCAAGCGGCTCACGCCGCAGATCGACAAGCTCGTGCGCGTCATCATGGCGACGGACAAGGGACCGACGAAGGGGCAAGTGCTCGACGGCTTCGAAGTGGTCTATCCGCCGCTATGGCAGCCGACGGCCAAAGAGCGCGCCGAGACGCTCAAGACCACCGCCGACGCGCTTGCGACGCTCGTCAACGCGAAGGTGATTTTGCCAGAAGAAGCCGCGATCAAGCTCGCGCACTCTGGCGAGTTTGACGAGCTCGACGTCGAAGCGCGCGAAGCGGCGCTGCGATACGAGCTCGAGCGGCTCGCCGAGCCCGAGCCCGAGCCCGAGCCGCCGCCGATGCTGCCGCCGGGCAACGGCAACGGCATCGACCCGGAGCCGCCTAACGGCCCAGACAACGAGCCCTACGACGCATGACAGTGCAGGCGCCCGGCTTGCGCTCGAGCTCGGCGCCCGAGTTTCCGACGACGGCGCTACACGGCTATCTGTCGGCACTGCTCGGCAGCGGCCGCGAAGTCGAGCGCACGCTGCGCGCGCACGTACTGCCGTATCTGCCGACGCTCGCGCACAACTACGCCGCCGCAGCCCGGCGCAACGACGGCCGGCGCATGCGCGTTGCTGTCGTCGGCGGACCTCGCACCGGCAAGACGACGGCCGCTCGAGCGCTCGCCGATGCGCATGCGCTGCCGCTTCGCCACGCCGACGACCTGATACCGCTCGGCTGGAGTCGTGCCAGTGAGCAGCTCGCGCACGAGATACGGCTATCCGACGGCGGCATCTTCGAAGGCGTGGCGATCGCTCGAGCGCTGCGCAAGCTGCTCGAGCTCGACCCGGGGCAACCGCTCGACGCCGTCGTGCGCTTGCGCGAGCCCTATGCCGAGCTCACGCCGGGGCAAGCAGCCATGTCCGCGGGACACGACCGCGTGCTCGAAGAGATACTGCCGGAGCTCGAGCGCCGTGGCGTGCGCGTGCTCGAGCTGCCGGCGCAAGGGCTCACCGCTCGAGCGGCTCTCACGTTCACGGAGCGCGCCGGCATCACTCCGCGACTCGACGCGCGCGACCCGCTGCTCGGCGACCTATTCGCCCAAGCTCGAGCGGCGCACCGCTTCGACGTGCGGCCGGCCGCGCTGCTCGCCGGCATGCGTGTCGACGAACATGCGCGCACGACGCTCGAGCGCCAGGTCTCCGAAGCGCTCGGCTTGCCGCGCTACGCCATTCGCAACGCGATTGCACCGACGCGCACCGACGCCAAGACCGAAGCGCAAAAGAATGCCGCCGCGCATCCGCTCGCCGCGATCGACCCGCTCAAGCCCGGCACGCCCATCGCCGCGCAGCTCGACAAGTTCGTGAAGAGCAACGTGTCGCGCGTAGGCACCATGACCGACGCCGTCTACTCGCAAGCGCAAGACGCCGTGCGCAAGGGGCTCGAGAAGGGGCTACGACCCGAAGCGCTCGCGGCGAAGCTGCTCAACGAGGCGAAGGGGCTCAGTCAGAATCAGGCGACCATCATCGCGAACGACGCCGTCGGCAAGTTCCACGGCGCACAGACGCAGCTTCGGCAACAGTCGCTCGGCATCACTCATTACAGGTGGCGCACCGTGCAGGATCTCAAGGTCCGCCCGGGTCACAGAGCGCTCGAAGGCACAACGCAGTCGTGGGACTCGCCGCCAGTCACGAACCCGAAGACGGGCAAGCGCGCCCATCCTGGGTTCGACACAAATTACTATGCGTGTCGGTGCTCGGCGAAGCCCATCATCGACGAAGCCACGATCACGCCGCCGCCCGACAGCCCATTCGCGCGCAAGCCGGGCGCACCGCCGACACAGTTGCCGCTGCCGGGCTTGCCGCCGCCGACCTATCCGCAAACGTTCCCGGTACGCACGGAGCGCCCGAAGGCGAAGCCCGCACCGAAGCCGAAGAAGCTACCAGCGACGCCGAAGGCGCCGCCGGCTGCGCTGCCGCTCGCACCGCTGCCGACGTCGCCGGCAGCGGCACCGAAGCCGACGCCGAAGCCGAAGCCCGCACCGAAGCCGAAGAAGCTACCGGCGACGCCGAGCGCACCGGTGCTTACGTTCGCGACGCCGCCGGCAGCGGCACCGAAGCCGACGCCCGCACCGAAGCCGAAGCGCACGCCGAAGCCGAAGCCAGTGCCGACGCCGCCCGTCGCACCGGCAGCGGCACCGCTCGCCATTCCCGGCAAGCCGGCACCGGTGTACGACAACGCCGTGAAGCGACTCATCGAACGCGTGACCCGGGGCCGACCTCGCAAGCCGCTGCAGCACTACGCCATGTCTGCCGACATGCCGATCAAATCGGCCGACGTCGTGAAAGCTGTCGCCGGCGACGCAGACGCAGCCGAAGCCGGCACATGGGCTCGTCGGTGGGGCGGCTCTTCGACGCCGGCCGGAGCGAAGAGCATCGCCGACAACATCAACACGCCGGGCACGTGGCAGAACACGCTGTATCAGTCGACGCAAGCGCTGCTACGTGAGCACTTGCCAGACTTGCAGGCTCGCGGCGCTATCGACGCCGACGGCTATTTGACACTGTTTCGCGGCATCGACGGACAGCAAGCGCGCGACGCCGATGCCGCGCTGCGCGCGAGCGGCGAAGGTCCAGTGCACTTGCGCGTCCGTCCCGTGTCGTCATGGTCGGCATCGCACGAGCTCGCACGCCGCCGCTTCGCCGGCTTCGACGGTGTTGTCGTCGAGCAACGCGTGCACTACACGCGCGTCATCAGTGCCCACTACTGGGAGCAGTGGATCAGCGACGAAATCGAGTTTGCGCTGGTATCGCCCGAAGAAGACTTTGTTGTCATCCGCGCGAACGAGAAGAAGGCCGACCCGTACAGCGGCGCACGCTAGCGCGGTTTCGTGATCGGCGGGTCTTGCAAGAGCGGGTCGGCGCCGAGCTGCTCGAAGAGCAGAGCCCATTCCTCGAAGCTTCCCAACCATCCGCGCGCACGAAGCCGCTCGAGCCGTATCGTTTGCGTCCAGTTTTCGCCGGCGTCGCTGAACGGGATAACAGGCAAGCCGTCTTTTGGGTCAATGTGTACCATCGCCCAAGTGTGCCACGGGCAGCCGTGGCGCACTCTGGCCGTCACTGGTAGCCCGCGGGACCCATCGCCGAGCGGTACGTGACCCGCGTGTAACGCAGCCCGCCGGGCCCTATGGCGCGCGCGTCGAGCTCGCGCACGCAGCCGCAGCGCTTGCAGGCTTCGACCAGCACGCCGCCGCCGAGCGCCGGCAACCATGCATGCGCGCCGAAGCCGGGGCATAGCGGCTCGAGCGGCGAGACCTCGACGTATACCGCGCCGGCTTCGCCGCTCGTCTCACACACGACCGACACTTCGAGCAACCGCGTCGAGCTGCTTCGCGCGCGTTGCGTGTCGACGTCGACGCGCGCCAGCGCTTGCGCAAGCGCGAGCTCGGCCGTCGCGCTCTCGATCGCCGTATACGGTGTTGCGTCCTCTGACACGATCCATGTAGCCATTGCCTAACAAGCCTCCTGTGTACTGCAAGCTATAGCGCGCGAGCTCTAGCGGTCAACAGAACGCAAGCGCTCGAAGGCGTGTGGATAACCTGTGTGTAACCGGTGGATAAGTGCACCGGTGCTTCGATGCTCTGGTGCACCGGCGCATCGGTCCATCGAAACGCCGACCGGCCGCTCGAGCTCGAGCGGCTCGAGCCCGGGGCTAGCAAGTTACCTGCTAGCCCCGGGCTTAGGGCGACCGACCGCTCGGCATTCAGGGGCCGAAGGCGCCCGTGGGTGCGGATCTGCCGGGGGTATCTGGCGCCCGTGGGTGCGGTTTACCCGGGGGTATCGGGCGCCCGGGGTGCGGATCTGCCGGTGCACCGGTGCACTGGCGCACCGATCGACCGGTGCACTTGACAACCGCTGAGCGTGCCATTACGCGTCCGCGTGACAGTCACGCGCTACGACGCAGCCCGGCTCGGCAACACGAAGAAGACCTCGCAAGGCTTTCTTCGGGCGCCAGCGCGCGTCACCCGCACCGGCGTGCTCACGTACCACCGAGCCGACGGAACGGTCGTGCGCGAGCTCAGGAGGCCCGACAGCGTCTTCGCGGCCGACTCGCTCGCGACGCTCGCCGACGCGCCCGTAACTGACCTTCATCCGCGCGACATGCTGTCGCCGGCGAACGCGAAGCAGCTCGCCGTCGGCCATGTGTCGGGCGCATCCGCTCGAGCCGACGCCGGCCGCTTCGTCGAAGCACAGCTCGTGATCACCGACGCCGCGATGATAGCGGCCATCGAAGCCGGCAACCGGAGCGAAGTCAGTTGCGGCTACACGTGCGACTTGCTGCACGGCGCCGGCACGTTCAACGGCGAGCACTACGACGCCGAGCAAAAAAACATTGTCTACAACCATGTCGGCATAGGGCCGCGCAATTGGGGCCGCGCCGGCGCCGAAGTCGCGCTGCGACTCGACTCGAAGACGCCCGACGACTTTGCGCTCGGCGAAGGCGCCGCGCGAGCAGTGCTCACAGACGAGCCAAAGAGGGACAGCATGGATCTAGTCACTGTACGCATCGACGGAATCGAAGCGCAGGTCTCACCGACGACCGCGCAGATACTACAACGCACGCTCGACACGCGCGACGCAGCTGTGCGCGACGCCGCTTCGAAGCTGACAGACTTGCAGAAGCGCTTCGACGCGCAGCAGGCCGAGCTCGACGCGACGAAGACGCAGCTCGCGCAAGCCGCCGACCCGAAGCGCTTCGACACGGCGCTGCGCGAGCGGCTCGAGCTGCTCGACCGCGCTCGCCCGGTGCTCGGCCGCGACTTCAAGCTCGACGCCAAGACGCCGCGCGAGATCAAAGAAGCGGCGCTCGAGAAGATGAAAGCCGGGGGCAAACTGTCGGAACGCTCCGACAGCTACGTCGACGCGCTCTTCGACCTCACGGTCGACAAGTGGCTCGCCGACAACAAGGTCAACAACCCGCGCAGCACCGACCAGACGCCGCACCACGACGGCGGCAACGGCTCAGACGTCGACGTGCACGCGATCCTCGACGGTCGCCGCACCGACGGCTCGCAGCCGCAGAAGCGCGAATACACGTCGCCGGCATGGCGCTCGACTCTCGCCAGCACGCGCGGCCGGTAAGGCCGACAACCCGACCACTCAGAAAAGGACACAAGCAACATGCAACTGTCATATCCGGCGAACCCTGTAATCGGCGTGCACGGGCAACGCATCGAAAACTGGCCGAGCGCGATTGCGACCGGCATCGCGCAAGCTGGTGTCGTGCAAGTCGGCTGTGTCGTCATCTTCGACGCGACAGCAGGCTACGACCCGCACGCCATCAAGGCGCCCGCGCTTACCACCGACGTGACCACGTTGCTCGGCGTCGCCGGCATCACACTCTGGGACCCGACTTATCCCGAGCCGCCGTATCGGGTCGGCGCGTTCGTGCCAGTCATGCGGAAGGGTCGCATCGCGATCGCCGCTGAGACCGCGCTTGCAGCGCACACGAACCCGTTCGTGCGCTTCACGGTCGGCACCGTCGGCACACTGCTCGGCGCGCTGCGCGCAGACGCAGACACGGGCAAGGCCGTCGCCGCGCCATATCTCACCGTCGTCACCGGTGCCGCTGCCGGCGGCGTCGCAGTCGTAGAAATTAACCTGTAACCCGCCACTGCGCCGCACGCTGAAAGTCAACGACAATGCTAGGTCAACACATCCTCGATCGGCTCGACTCTCACGCGCTCGAAGAGCAGCTCGCGCAGCTCGGCAAGCGTCTCGACTCGACCCAGTTCGCGAACGTCGTGCGCGCCATCGCACACACGCGCGCGAGCATTCACGGTATCGACCGGCTCGACGCCAACGAAACCGCGCTCTTCGGTCGCGACTTGGAGTTTATCAGCGCTCGACTACGCGAAGCGCACAAGCCCGCGCTCAAGTGGCGCCAGTTCGTGCCAGTCAGCTCGGAAGCACCGCCGGGCGCTGAGACGTGGTCTTATCGCATGTGGGACTCGACCGGCATGGCCGAGATTGTCGCGAATTTCGCAGACGATATTCGCCGCGTCGCAGTGATGGCGAAGAAGCAGTCGTACGACATCGCTTCGTATGCGCTCGGTTACGACTATTCCGTGCTCGACATCGAACGCGCGAGCGTCGCCGGCGTCGACTACCAGAACAAAGAGGCCGAAGCCGTGCGCATCGGCTTCGAGCAACGGCTCGAGAAGATCGCTTCGGTCGGCCAAGCCGGCACCACAATCAAGGGGCTCGTCAATCACCCTAACGTGCCGACGATCGCCGCTTCGAACGTGGGTGGCACGACCGTATGGGGCAGCGGCACGAAGACGCCCGACGACGTCTTGAAGGACATGATTGCCGCCGAAGACAGCATCTTGACGGCGACTAACAGTGTCGAGTCGCCCGACACGCTACTGCTACCGCTCACTAAATACCGGTACATTCAGAACACGCCGATCTACACCGGCGCCGGCAGCAATCCCGAAGACACCATCTTGCGCGTGTATCTCGCGCGTAGTGCGTTCGTGACTAACGTCGACTGGTGGCTGCCGCTCGGCACCGCCGACGCCGCTGGCACCGGACCTCGCGGCATCTGGTATCGCCGAGACCCGCGTTACGTGCACTTCGAGTTGACCATGCCGCCGCGCGAGCTGCCGCCGCAAGCGAAGAATCTCGCGCTCTCGGTCGAAAGCTGGGCACGCGCCGGCGGCGTCGCTTGGGAGTATCCACTCAGCGCCGTCTATATGGACGGAATCTAACCGAACGCCATACGGCGCACGCAGGAAGGGACCCCGATCACCATGCCACTCAACTACACCGGACCAGCGCCGACGCCAACAGCGACCGGAGAAGCGACCGTCACCAACCTGACAGCCCGCATTCTCTGGGTGCAGAGCATCGGCAAACTCATCAAGTTTCCGCCGCTCGAGACCGTGATCGTCGCGGCCGAAGACGTCGAGCAAGTCGGCTATGCGCTCGTCGGCGTCTTCGCGCCTTACGTCGCCGACGGCACCATCACTTACACACTGCCGGAGCCGCCGCCGCCGGAAGCAGACCCGACGGGGCCCGTCGAATGCCCACCGGCGACCACTCCGACCGCGCCAACGCCAACGCCGCCGATCGCCGGGCAGCTGCCGGCCGAGCCGACTACGCCGCCGACAGCGGCGTCGAAGCCGGGGCTCAAGGGCTCGAGCAAGTAACCGCGCTATGACCGTCACCGTCGAGCAAATCTTCGATGAGTTTCCCGAGTTCGCGCGCTGCGCGTTCTCGCTCGTCAAGGCCAAGCTCGACGACGCCGACGCTATGACCGCGGCCACGTACGCCGGCGCAACGCCCATCCCGAAGCCCGACGGCCTAACGCCGCCGGGCACGGTGCTTGTCGACACCGCGCGCGACATGCGCGTGAAGTATCTGTGCGCCGAGCTGCTCGTGCTCACGCCCGCCGGCGAGTTTGCCAGGCTCGACCCGAGCAAAGAGCCCGACGGCGCCCGCTCCATATACGAGCGCCGGCGCATCGAGCTCGACCGCTCTTACAACCCGCTCGGCATGGTGCTCTGACCGTGACAGTCATCGACAAGGATCACGGCTGGAAGGCACTTGGAAAGGCCGTCGCGGAGATGGGCAAGGGGCCCTTCGTGCTCGTCGGCATTCAGGGCTCGACCGGCGACGCGCAGCACGGCGCCGACGGCCTATCGAACGTCGAGCTCGGCACGATCCATGAGTTCGGCTTAGGCGTTCCCGAGCGCAGCTTCATTCGCAAGGGCATCGACGACAACGAGAAGACGCTTGCAAACTTCATCGCGAAGCAGGGTCAACGCGCGTTGCTCGGCGAAATCACCGAAGACATGGCGCTCGGCCTAACCGGCGAGAAGGCCGTTGACGTGCTGAAGGATCGCATCATCGCGCACATATGGCCGCCGCTGTCGAAGGAGCGCATCGCGGAGAAGGGCGGCATAGAGACGCCGCTTATTGAGCACAGCACGCTCATCAACTCGATCACCTGGGAACTAGGGAGCTCGAAGTAAGGTGGACTGGCTAAGCTTCGCCGACGGCATGCGCGCTTGGGTCGCGCACAGTTCGAAGATTCAGATCGACGACGTCGTATGGACTGGCGAGCCCGAAGGAATGCTCGGCCGGCCGTGCGCGCGACTCAATCTGCTCGGCTCGAATGGGCTCGGCATAAGCGACATCGCGCTAGGCAACGACGAAGTGCGCTATGTGTCGCAGGGACCCGGGCAAGACGCCGCCGTGCGCATCGTCGGCAACCGTGCCGTGACGCTCAACATCATTGTCCAGACGCGCGACGGCACGCCGTGGGGCCGAGCGTTCCGCTATCTCGAGCGCATCCGCGACGGCCTATTTCTGCCGAGCACGCAAGCGCTCTTCTCCGACCTGCGCATCGGGCTCGACGGACCCGGCGTGCTGATTGACTTGCAGCGGCTCTTCGACGCTCGCAAAGAATCCGCGGCAAGCCTCGACCTTCGACTCCTCTACGCGTTCGACACCATGTGCGAATGCGGCGAAGGCATGACACCCGAGACCATCGGCACGATCGAACATGTGCGCGTTGCTGGCACCGTCTACACGCCATTCGGCGGCGACGTCGACGTCGTGCACGTACCCGAAAGACAGATCGACAAATAGGTGATGCATGGGCACTGAAATCGAAGTCATTCAACACACAGTCGTAGTCGCCGACGCTACCGTGACGCGCTTCGGCTTCGGGATCGCGCTCATCGCCGTCAATCACAGCTACTGGCCCGAGCTCGTGCGCACGTTCGCGACGGCCGACGAAATGACGCTTCCGCCGCTCAACGTGCCGAAGACGAGCTCGCTCTACATCGCCGCGAAGCAGCTCAAGTCGCAGTCACCGAGCCCGCCGACGTTCAAGGTCGGCCGTCTGACCGGCACGTTCTCGCAGTCGTTTACGCTCACGCCGTCGGCGCCGACCGCGCCTAACCAACACTACACCGTGACCATCGACGGCACCGCGGTCGACATCGTTGCGTCGCCGCCGACCACTGCCGACGCCGTGTGTGCGTCGCTCATCACTGCAATCAACGCGATCACCGACGTTACGGCGACCGGCACTTCGAGCGTTGTCGTCACCGGCGACACCGCCAACGTGACGCACGCCGTCACGAAGCTGTCGCCTAACCTGACCTATGACGACACGACAGCGGCACCGGTGCCGCTACCAGCGACCGACCTAGCGGCCATCCGTGCAGCCGATGGCGACTGGTATGCGCTGGTGATGCTCACGCCGAGTCAGGAGGCTATCGCGAGCGCTGCCGCATGGGCCGAGCTCGAGCGCGCGATTTACCTCGCCGCGAGCGCAGACTCCGCTATCCCGGCGATCGGGTCGACAGACATCGCGAGCGTGTTGCAGTCGCAAGGCTTCACGCGCACGTCAATCTGGTACCACCCGAACCCGGCGGAATACCTCGACGCAGCTGTCGTCGGCGCCATTTTGCCGAAGTTACCCGGGCCCATCACGTTCGCAAACAAGGGGCTCGCGGCCGTTACGATGCAGAACCCGACGACGGGGCAACGCGCCGCGACGAAGCTCAAGCACGCAAACTGTTACGTCAACATCAAGGGGTTAGGCTTCACGTTGTGGGGTTGGGCGGCAACCGGCCGCTTCCTCGACGTGACAGTCGCGATCGACTGGTTCGACGTCAACATCGAAGACCGTATCGTGTCGCTACTTCGCAACAACGATGTGGTGCCATACACAGAGTCAGGTATCGAGCTCGTGCGCTCGCAAATCAACGGGCAAATACTCGACGGCATCGCGCTCGGCATCATCGACGGACAGCAGCCGTACAGCGTGACAGCGCCGGCGCTCGCGACCATCGACTCGTCGCTCAAGACACAGCGCATTCTGCCTGACATGCGTTACACATACGCGCTCTCTGGCGCCATTCATCAGGTCCGCGTTGTCGGGCTCGTGCAGGTCTGACCCCGAACCATCAAGAGCCATAGGAGCGCCGCGCCATGGGTTTTAAAGCCTGGAACATCAAAGAGCTCAACATCTCTCTAAACGCCGTGCCGCTCGACGGCGGCGGCTATGCCGAAGACGAAGTCTTGACAATCGACTGGACGGAGGACTGGTATAACAAGTACGTAGGCGCCGACGGCGAAGTCACCCGCACGCGTACTAACAACTTCTCCGCGACAGCGACGCTCAAGTACGCGCAGACAGCCGACGCCAACGACCGATTGAGCGCCATGCTCGCGGCCGACGTGGCCATTCTGAACGGTGCTGCGTGCGGTGTGTTCATGGCGCGCGACCTCGCCGGTCGGCTGCTCGTCACCAGTGCCAAGGCGTGGATCATTGCGCCGCCGGCCATCAAGCTCGGCAAGACCGTGCAAGTTTTCGAATGGAAGATCGACCTCGCCGACGCGCGAACGTCGTTCTTCGGGGGCCGCTAACGCATGCCGACACGCGCAGTCAAAGAGAAGACCATAGGCGGCCATCGCTACGAAGTGACACTGCTCGGCGCGAAGCAGGGCCGTGCGATGCTCGTGCGGCTCGTGCGCTCGCTGGGCCCAGCAACCGCCGGCTTCATCGAAGGCACGCTGCACGCGAAGGGCGACATCACTGTGTCGCTCGCTTCGGGCGCATCCGATGCGATCCGCGAGCTGTCGCAGCGCATCACCGAAGCCGACTTCGCGGCCATCAGTGACGAGCTCGCGCGCTTCACCGTTGTTCACCTCGACGCCGAGCACGCGCCGAAGCTCGACGCCATCTTCGAAGAGCACTTCGTCGGCCGATACGATGTGATGCTGCAGTGGTTTGCGTTCGGTCTAGAGGCTAACTTTTCGAGTTTTTTCGCCGGTACCGCGAGCGACAAGGCCACGCTCGCGGACAGGCTGAAAACGCTGATAGCGTTTCTGCCCCAATCCCCGCCGGCGTCGACTGGGACATCCACCGAATCGCCACCAGTAGCCACTACCACGCCAGCCTAACGGAGATTTGTCACGACTGGACACTAGACGACCTCTACGACGCGCACGCGGTGCTTGATATGTACGAAGACCTAGAACGCCGACGCGCAGCAGCAGAACGGGGCCGCACATGAGCGCCGTCGTGCTGCGCGAGCTCGTTGCGAAGCTCGGTCTACAGGTCGACGAAACAGCCTTCAAGAAGGCCGACCAGGGGCTCACCAAGGTCAAGCAAGGGCTCGAAGACGTCGACGGTCGGCTGCGCAACGCGAAGGGCCGCTTCGTCGGTGCAGGCCGCGGCATGGCCATCGGCGCCGGCAACGCCGCGAACGAGAATGCGAAGGCCATCGCGCAGAAAGTCGCCGGCGGCGCCGGCGGCGGCATCGGCGCCGCCATCGGCTCGACCATTGGCAAGTACATCGGCGGCGCTGCCGTAGTCGCGGCGATCGCCCACATGACCGAGCTCGCGAGCTCGGCCGATGAAACTAACAACGTGCTTCGCGAAGTCTTCGGCGCCGAAGGCGAAGCGCAAGTGCACGACTGGGCGGCCACTGTCGGCGGCGCAATGGGCCGCTCTAAGTATGCCATGGAGGCGAACGCCGCTGCGCTCGGCGCGATGCTCGAGCCCATGACGGGCGACGCTCGCCAAGCGCAGGCAATGTCGCAACAGTTCGCCGAGCTCGCGGTCAACCTCGGCTCGTTTTTCAATGCCAGCGACGAAGAAGCGCTCGCGGCATTGAAGTCGGGCATCACCGGCGAAGCTGAGCCGCTGAAAAAGTTCGGCGTCGTGATGAACGACGCGACGCTCTCCGAGTTCGCGCACACGCAGGGCATCAATAAGAAGCTAACCGCGATGAATAACGCGGAAAAGACACAGCTTCGATACAACTACATCCTGAGCAAGACCACGAAGGCGCAAGGCGACGCGATCCGCACCTCCGAAGGCTTCGCCAACCGGCAAAAAGCGCTCACCGATACGATCCGAGACCTTGCCACCGACATCGGCAAGAAGCTCTTGCCCGTCGCAAACAAGATGCTCGGCTGGACGCTCGACTCGATCAAGTACTTCGGCAAGCTCATCGAGACGAGCAACGTACTCAAGGCGGCGTTTGTCGTGCTCGGCGTTATCATGCTGAGCGCATTCGGTCCGATGCTAGTCAGCATTGCGGCCGTCGCCGGCGCGCTTCTGCTCGTTGTCGGCATCCTCGACGACCTGATTACATGGTTCGAAGGCGGCGACTCGGTCTTCGAAGACTTGCTCGAATCCATGTTCGGGCTCGGCACTTCGGCGAAGGTGTTGCAGTCGTTCAAGGAAGCGCTCGAAGTCGCGCGCAAGGCGTGGGACGAGTTCATAGTCGCGGTCAAGCGCTTCCCGTTCGACGATACCTTCGACAAGTACAACCGTCGTCTTCGTGTGTTCGGCGAGACGCTCAAGGGCATCGGCGCCGACTTCCGCAAATTTCGCTACTGGTGGGCCGGCGAACCGCTGAGCGGGCCGCTCTTCGAAGAGCACAATCGCGAAGTGCTGCGCGAAGCGGAAGAAGCGCGCAAGGCCAAAGAGCGAGACGAGCACGGCAACCGCACGCATGCCAAGTGGATGGCAGAACAAGCCGCTAAGTCGGCCGAGATACGGCGCCAGAACGAAGCAGACGCCGCCGCCGCCGGCACGCTCGGCGACACCGGTGCGAATGCGTTCGCGAACCCATTCGCGTCATACGCCGGCGCGAGCGTGTCTTCGCCGCTGTCGGGCTCAGGCTCGAGCGTCACGGTCAACCACGGGCCGACCATCTTTAACAACTACCTACCGCCGGGCGCCAACGTTAGCGACTACACGCGCGCGCAGCAGCGCACCAACGACGTCAACATGCGCCGCACGAAGGATGCTCTCGAGCGCACCGCGCCATAGGAGCCGCGACCGATGCCAGTCAACAACTCGCGCGAAGTGCAGCACCTAGAAATAAACAAGATCTGGATCGATTGCAGTGTGCGCGAAAGCCACGGCATGACCGCGCAGTGCACGCAGTTTCCGGTCGAAGAAGGCGCGAACGTGACCGACCACGTGCGCACGCAGCCCGAGACGATCCATGTCGAAGGCATCGTAACCAACACGCCGACCGAGACGCCGAAGTCGCATCTCGCATACAACGACTTCGGACACACGAGCCGACCGCTGCGCGACAGCGACGGCAACGTCATCACCACGACATGGGACAACTACAAGAGCACGCCGATCGAAGGCGAACCGGTGTGGGGTTGGCTGAGCGTTATTCCGTTCGCCGGGCAAGCCTACGACCTGAGCCGTGCGGCAAGTAACCCGCGCACGCCGAAGAAAAAGCTCGCGATGGAACGCGCCTATCCGGCGAACATCCGTAACAACATCTCAATGTCGGCGCTGCAAATGGTCGCCAAGGTCTCAGGGCCGGCGCAAGACGAAGGACACTTTACGGTCGCCACCGACCTCGACCGCGTCGCAGACGTCGCCGCCGCGCTGCGCGACAGCTTCGCGCGCCGCAAGCCCGTCGAGATAGTCACCGCTTATCGGACCTATCTCAACGCGATCCTGACCGAGCTCACCGTGACGCGCGACGGCACGACCGGCGGCAACGCGCTCATGTTCTCCGCGCAGTGCCAACTAATAACCGTCGTCGGCGTCACGTACGGGTCACCGGTGCCGACGCAAGCGCGCGCCACGCCGGCGAAAGCCAAGGGAACCCAGAACACGGTGCCGACCAAGCCGGGCGAAGTCTCGCCCGACCAAAAGCGTAAGACGGGCTTTCTCAAGCAGCTCGGCCGCGACGCAGCCCAGAAGCTCAAAGAGTTTCAAACGCCGCCGGTGCCATGAGTAGCCTTCGCATCGTCACGACGCCCGACGTCGACTCGACCCAACGCGTGCAGCTGAGCGGCTCGAGCTACTCGCTGCGCATTGTCTGGAGTCAGCGCGGGGCGTGCTTTCACATGAGCGTGTCAGATAGCGCCGGCGTGCCGCTGGTGCTCGGCGTGCGCATGGTGACGCTTTACCCGCTGCTCGACAGATACCACTACAACACGAAGCTTCCGCCGGGCGACCTCTGGTTTCTCGACATGCGCGACCAAGGCGCGAAGCCGACGCTCGCCGAGATGGGCGACCGGTTTCGCCTCTACTACGTCACCGACGACACATGGTGACGCATGGCAGACACGACCGAAGCGACCGCACTACCCGCCGACGCGCTCTTCGATCGGCTCTACTGGCTGCAAGTCGAAGACATGACGATCAGCGCGCTCAACGTGCAATTTGTCGTCAAGCGCTCACTGTCGGCCAAAGTCGCCGGCCGTTGTGACCTCACCATTCACAACCTATCCGAAGAGTCACGCAAGCGACTGCACGCCATGCGCGAAGTCTTCTGCTCGCTCGAAGCAGGCTATACGGCGACCGGGCTTAGTCTGCTTTTCCGCGGCGACTTGTCGGAAGCCTGGAGCTCGCGCGACGGCACCGAGTGGACAACCACGATCACGAGCGACGACGGCGGCAAAAAGAAGAAGAGCGCGCGCGTACAGCGCAACTACGTGCAAGGCACGTCGCTCGCGAAGATAATCACCGACGTTGCAGCGGCCATGCAAGTCGGCATCGGCAACGCGCTCTCCGTCGTCGCCGACGCGCGCTACTGGAAGACGGGGCAAGTCGCCGTCGGCAAAGGCTTCGCCGCGAGCGGCGACGCCGTCGCGGTGCTCGACCGGCTCACGCGGTCGTGTGGCTTGCAATGGTCCATCCAAGACGGCGAGCTGCAATTTCTGCCGTCGCGCGCCGCCGTGCTGCCGGATGCACCGATCAAGCTCACGCCGCAGAGTGGTCTGATTGAGTCGCCCGAGCTCGGCAAAAATCAGCTCGTGAAGGCGCGCACGCTCATGCTTCCCGGCTTGTATCCCGGGCGCCAGGTCGAGCTAGACACGCGCTATGTCGGCGGCATCTACCGTATCGACACCGTGACCTTCAAAGGCGAATGGATGGGCAACGATTGGGGGGCCGAGCTCGAGCTCTCCGCGGTCAAGCGCTAGAGCCCTTGCGCATCGCCCTACTCTGCCGCTACTCGCCGGCATGCAGACCACAGACCCAACGCCCACCGACGAAATCACCGCGACGCTCGAGCGGCCGGCCGTCGCCGAAGTCGCCGTGCTCGAGCCCGTCGTGCTCGTGCTCGAGCCCGACCCGGAGCCCGCCGCGTTCGCGAGCGCCGAGCACACGCACGCCATACCGGCCGAAGAGCTGCAACCTATCCCGGCGACGCCGAGCGCCGAAGACGAGCTCGCCGAGCCCGACGCGTGACGCTCGCAACGCCCGACCTCGCCGAGATAGTGCAGGCCGGCATCGCTTCGGCGCTCTTCGACACGCATACCGCCATGCCGGGGCAAGTGGTCGCCGTCTACACCGACGCGAGCGGCCGCGGACAGCTCGCCGACGTGCGGCCGTGTCTGCGCAACGCGCTGCCGACCTCCGACACCGCCGAAGGCTTCGAGCCGTTCGTCGAAGAAGACTTGCCCGTGATACCGCGCGTGCCGCTTGCCTTTCCCCAAGGCGGCGGCTTCGCGATCACATGGCCGCTCGCCGCCGGAGACTTCGTGCTGCTCGTCTTCGCCGAGCGCTCGATCGACCAATGGCTCGCGACGGCGTCTAAGAGCCGCCAGGTGGCCATCTCGACGGGCGACCTCGGGACACACACGCTCGACGGGGCCGTCGCCCTACCGCTGGGCCCAGCGCCTTACGCGCACCTTCTAAGCGCGGTCGCTTCGGACGCCATGCGGCTCGGATCTGACACGGGCAAGGCCATCTTCGTCACCGCGACTAAGGTCAATCTCGGCAGCTCGGCGCCGACCGACAAGGTCGCACTCGCGAGCAAGGTCGACGCCGAGCTCGAGCGCATCGCTGCCGACCTCGACCGGCTCACCAGCGCGACCGAAGCGGCGCTCGGCCTAATCGGCGGCGGCTACGGCGTCGCCGCGAAGGAGGCGTTCGCGCTCGCCGTGGGCTCGACCGCACCCACCGCGCCAGACCCAGACGCCGACCCGCCGGTGTTCGCGACCGCCGTGCCATCCGACCCGGGGGCCGTCGGCTCGAGCGTGGTCGGCAGCGACTAAGCGCTCGAGCTACCGGTGCACCGGTGCACCGATACACCGGTGCACTTGCGCTTCGGGCGACTCTGCCTGTACAGCCCCGTGTGACCGACCTCGCGCTCGACCCGCTCGACGGGGACATCGTGATCGCCGGCGGCGACCTAGTGCTCATCACGGGCGCAGACGCCGTCGCGCAGGACATCAATTTGCGGGTCGCTTTGTTCAAGGGCGAGTGGCCGCTCGACACCAGGGTCGGCATTGACTACCGCACGCTGTTCTTCGACCGGCGACCGCCCGACCAAGTCGTGAAGGCCGTCTTCGCGCAAGTGCTTCGCGAGACCGGCGGAGTCGCGAGCGTCGACCGGCTGACAGTCGCGTTCTCGCGCGCGGAGCGTGCGCTCAACATCTCGGCGACAGTCACCGCGACCGACGGCGCCGTCGTGCCGATATACCGCGACGTGCTCGTGACGCTCGACCCGCCGAGCTCGCAGCCGCAAGCGACGCCCACAACGACCGGCTTCACAGGGGGCACACCGTGAGCGGTCTCACTCCGCAAGGCTTCGTCGCGAAGACAGTCGCCGAGATTATCGCCGAGCTGCAAGCGGCGCAGAAGTCGACCGTCGACGGCTCATTGAACACTAGCGCGACCGGCGTGCTCGCCAATGTGAACATGGCCATCGCGTTGCAGCTCGCCGCGTGCTGGGAAGCCGTCGCCGAAGTCTACGACGCGCACGACCCGGCAAGCGCCGAAGGCATCGCAGCCGATGCGAACGGCTCGCTCGTCGGCGTGCCGCGCCTACCGGCGACGAAGGCACTTGTTACGCTACACCTGACAATGGCGCCTAACACGCTCGTCCCGACGGGCAGCGTAGTGTCAGACCCAACGCGACCGAGCGTGCGCTTCGTGACGCTCGCCGACGCCATCACGGCGACCACCGCAACGAGCTACGACGTCGCTGCAGCCGCCGAAACGGCCGGCGCGCTCACGGCCGGCGCCAACACGCTAACCAAAATCGAAAGCCCCGTATCGGGGTGGACGGCCGTCACGAACCCGCTCACCGCGATACCCGGGCGCAACGTCGAGACGGACGAAGAGTATCGCATCCGCCAGGCCGAGCTACGCGCGACAAGCCAGGGCTCGACGCTCGAAGGCATCATCGCCGACGTTCGCTTGCTGCCGAACGTCATCACGGCGACCGGCTCCGAAAACGTCACCGACGCCATCGTCAACACGCTGCCGCCGCACAGCTTCGAGATCGTGGTCTCTGGCGGCGTCGACGACGTGATTGCACAGAGCATCTGGCGCAACAAGCCGGCCGGCATCGAGACGTTTGGGTCGACCACTGTCACGATCACAGACACCGAAGGCGTGACGCACTTCGTGCGCTTCACCCGGCCGACGCAGAAGATCGTCAACATCAACTACGCCGCGACGACTAACGCGAGCTACGTTCCGTTGAGCATTCGCGCCGCGCTCGAGCTCGCGAGCGTCGACCCGACCGACCCGGCGCACTTCGGCATCGGCTTGCCCGTCTACCTCGTGAGACTGCTCGCCATCGCGTCCGAAGTGGTCGGCGTCGTGAACGTGACGCTCGACTTCGCGCTCGCGCCGGCGCTGCCGCCTGACGCAATCCCGACCTCGCCCGACAACGTGCTCGCGATCGGAACGCGCGAAGTCGCGACCTTCGCCGGCGCCAACTGGGTCGGGCCGTGACGCTCGAGCACAACACGCAAGTAGTCGCGCAGGGGCAAGCGCTGCCGATTTACGATCTTCGCTTGCCGAAGTTTCTTGCGCTTCTCTCGACCTATCTCGTGCAGATTCAACAGCTCGAAGACGCCATATACGACGTCTTCGTCGGCACGATGTTGCCCGCCGCCGTCGGCGACGCGTTAGATATGCTCGGCGAGCTCGTCGGGCAACCGCGCGCCGGCCGCGACGACGCAACCTATAAGCTCTGGATAACCGCGCGCGTCATGCTCAACGACTCGAGCGGCCGGCCGCCGGACATTCTCGGCATCGCGCAAGCCATCATGCCGCCGAGCGGCACGATCATCTTGACCGAATACTTCCCGGGCGCATTCAAGCTCGAGCTGCTCGGCGTGACGATAGCGACCACGGGGCAACAGCTGCACGAGCTCTTCCAACAGGCGAAGGCGGCCGGCGTGCGCATCGACGTTGTCTACTCGTCGGCAAGCGTCGGCGAGCAGTTCACGCTCGGCAGCGCCGCCGTGACACCGGACATCAGCATTACTCAAGGCTTCGCGGACATCGCGCAAACGACCGGCGGCAAGCTCGCCGGTGTGGTGTAGAGATGGCAATCACACTCACCTTCGATCAACCCGACGCAGGCATACCCGCCGGCAGCGTCGACCGCGGCCGGACCGACATCAAGAGCACAGGGCCGATCGGCTCGCCGCGTGCACACCCAGTGACGATCACCGTCGGCAACATCCCGACGGCGGCGCTCGTTGACGTCGTGCTGTTAGACGAGCCGCCGGGCGCCAATCCGCTACTAACAGAGCTTGCGCCCGAGACTTGGCAGCTCGAGTTTGACGTCGGATGTTGGGGCCCGTTCCGTGTGCGCGTGACTGCGACGGCAAGCGACGCCGTCGTGTCATCAGTCACGCGACGCATAAGCATTCGGTCGCCCGGCTACCACATCGACTATCCGGGGCTCGCCGAGCGCTACGACCCGAACGCGACCGCCGTGCCGACCGTGCCATCGGTCGAAATTACGGAGATGAACGAAGGGTCAACGAACCGGCCGCTCGTTGACTTTCACCGACAGTTAGTTGTCGCCATCGAAGGCGGCGTCGGTGGGGGCGGAGTCATACCCGACGGCAGCATCACCGAAGAGAAGCTCGCGCCGGAGCTGAGCGACAACCTTCTGCGCGCCGACGGCACGATACCGTTTACCGCCGACCAGAATGCCGCCGGCAACACGGTCGCGAATCTCGGCACGCCGACCGCTGCCGGCGACGCCGTGCCGCTGTCGTATCTAAATGCATCCTTCGTGCTGTCGGGCATTCGAACGCCGGTGCGACTCGTCGCGACCGTGCCGATCACGGCTTCGAACACTCAAGTAGTCGACTCGAAGCCGACCGTAAACGGCGACCGCGTGCTGCTCACCGCACAGCCTTCGCCGGTCGACAATGGCATCTTCGTCGCCAACGACGCCGGCGCATGGCTGCGCGCGACCGACGCCGACGCGAGCGTCGACATGCTGCCGGGCGTTGTCGTCTTCGTGACCGATGGCACCGAGCACGCCGAGAGCGGCTGGATACTCGCGACCGACGCACCCATCGCGCTCGGCACTTCGCCGCTTACGTACGCGCGCTTCACGGGCGCCGCGCAACTCGTCGCCGGCGCCGGCTTGACGAAGACTGCCAACACGGTCGACGTAGTCGCGCACGCCGACGGCTCGCTCGTCGTGTCTGCCGACGCCGTGCAGGTCGGCACGCTCGCGACCGATGCGCAGCACGGCGCCCGGGGCGGCGGCACGCAGCACGCCGCAGCCGTCGCCGGCGGCGCTTCCGGCTTCCTCACGGGCGCCGACAAGACCAAGCTCGACGGCGTCGCGAGCGGCGCCGCTGCACTCACGAGCTCGGCGCCGGCGAACGTCGGCACGACGGCCGCTGTCGGCGTCGGCACGACGGCCGCTCGAGCCGACCACGTGCACGCGCACGCAGCGCAGACCGACGGCACGCTGCACGCCGCTGCGACGCCGAGCGTCGCCGGTTTCCAATCGGCGGCCGACAAGTCGAAGCTCGACGGCATCGCGAGCGGTGCCGCTGCACTCTCGAGCACTACGCCGGCGGCCGTGGCGTTTACGGGGACCGTCGGCGTCGGCACGACGGCCGCTCGAGCCGACCACGTGCACGCACACGCAGCGCAGACCGACGGCACGCTGCACGCCGCTGCGACGCCGAGCGTCGCCGGTTTCCAATCGGCGGCCGACAAGTCGAAGCTCGACGGCATCGCGAGCGGTGCCGCTGCACTCACGGCGACCGCGCCGACACAGATCACTGTCACGACCGCGGCCGCCGGCGTCGAGACTGCCGCAGCCAAGGGCGACCACGTGCACAGTGTGTCGACGGGCGCACCATCGGCGCTCGCCGTCGGCGGCGCACAGAGCACCGGGTCGGCGACGTCGCTCGCTCGAAGCGATCACCAGCACGCGATGCCGGCCGTCGCGACGACGGGCGCCGACGGCTTCATGTCGGCGGCTGACAAGACCCGGCTCGACGGCATGGCAACGGCCGCCGCCGCGCTCACTTCGACCGCACCGGTCAACGTCGACAACGCAGCGGCCGCTGTCGGCGTCGGCACGACCGCTGCGCGGCACGACCATCGGCACACCGTGAGCATCGGCACGCCCGTCGCGCTCACCGTCGGCGGCACGAATGCGCAGGGCTCAGCGACGTCGCTTGTCCGAAGCGACCACACGCACGCGCTGCCGGGCGTTGTGACTACCGGCGCCGACGGCTTCGCTTCGGCGGCCGACAAGACGAAGCTCGACGGCATCGAGACCGGCGCGCAAGTGACGAGTTTCGCCCGCGTGCAGACCGCGATCGGCGTCGCGAGCTCGCCGGTAAGCTTCAACTCGCAGAAGATCACGAACGTACTCAACCCGACAGCCGATCAGGAAGTCGCGACGAAGTCGTACGTCGACGCCGTCGCTTCGGGGCTCGACCTAAAGACGTCGTGTCGGCTCGTTGCGACGACTAACGTCACAGCAAGCGGCGTCCAGGTTATCGACGGCGTGACGACGGCGACCGGCGACCGTTTGCTCTTAACCTCGCAGACTGCACCGGCGACAAACGGAATATACGTGGCTTCGGGCGTTACGTGGTTGCGCGCAGCAGACGCCGACGTGTCGGCCGAAGTGACTTCGGGGCTCTACACGTACATCACCGAAGGCACGGCGAACGCTGACAGCGGATGGGCACTCACAACGAACGACCCGATCGTGCTCGGCACGACGGCGCTTGTGTTCACGCAGATATCGGGCGCCGGGCAAATCACCGCCGGCGCTGCCTTGACGAAGACGGGCAACACGCTCGACGTCGCCGTGCACGGCGACGGCTCGATCGTGGTCAACGCCGACAGCTTGCAGATCGGCGTCATTGCGACCGACGCGCAGCACGGCGCGCGCGCCGGCGGCACAACGCACGCAGCGGTTATCGCCGGCGGCGCATCCGGGTTTATCACCGGGACCGACAAGACGAAGCTCGACGGCATCGCTACGGGCGCCGCTGCGCTAAGTAGCACCATGGCTGCGCTAGTCGACGCAGCGACCGGCGACGCCGGCACCGGCACCACCGGATCGCGCATTGACCACCGCCACCAAGTGCGTGTGGGCTCGCCGGTCGCGCTCGCCATCGGCGGCGCCGCTGCCGACGGCACCAGCAACAATCTCGCGCGCGCAGACCACGCGCACGCAATGCCAGCAGCAGCAACGCCCGTCTCGCTCACGGTCGCCGGCGCGAACGCCGCCGGCTCAGCCGCAACGCTCGCACGCTCCGACCACGTGCACGCGCTACCAGACGCCGCGAGCACGGCATACGTCGACGCGTTGCCCATCAAGAAAGCGTGCCGTGTCGTGTATACGGCCAACCCCGCACCGGTGGGGCTCATCGTTTGCGACGGAATCACGGTCGCAAACGGCGACCGTGTGCTCGTGATCGGGCAGCTTTCTTGGCAAGCCAACGGGATATACATCGCCGGCGCCGGCGCATGGGCTCGCGCCACCGATGCCGACACGTCCGCGGAGCTACCCGCGAGCATGCTTGTTCCCGTAGGTCCCGAGGGCACCACCTACCCCAACACGCTTTGGCAAATGCGAGCGGCGGCGCCAGTCGTTCTCGGCACAACTACCTTTCTGTTCACACTCGTGTCGGGCGTACTCTCGAGCACCGCGAGCCCTAACGTTACCGCCGCAGCCGCAGCCGTCGGCACGGGCAACACCGTTGCGCGCCAAGATCACACGCACCAAGTCTCGAGCGGCACGCCCGTCGCGCTCACGCTCGCCGGCGCTACCGCTGCCGGCAGCGCGACGACGCTCGCCCTATCCGACCACGTGCACGCACTGCCGGCGACTGCCGCGCCGGCAGCGCTAACCGTCGGCGCCGCGAGCTCGGCCGGCGTCGCCGTCACGCTGCCGCGCTCCGACCACGTGCACGCCATGCCGGGCGCTGCGACCACCGGCGCCGCCGGCTTCATGAGCGCGGCCGACAAGACGAAGCTCGACGGCGTCTCGACCTCTGCCGCCGCTCTCACGAGCACCGCGCCGCTCGAGAATACCGGCGTCGCAGCCGTCGGCGTCGCGACCGCTGCCGCGCGTGGCGACCACCAACACCCGTCTGCATGGAAAGCTATATGTGTCGCCGTGCACGAGAGCGTCGGCTTCGACGCTGCCGCGCCACCCGCGACCGTCGACGGCATAACCATCGTCGCGGGCGACTATATCCTAGTCGACGGTCGCGGCGCTCCGCTCGCTGGAGAAGATCCCGAGCCCCTTACCGGCGAGCTGCTCGGCATCTTCCTCAGTCTCGGCGCTACGTGGCTGTTTCTCGAGACGCTCGACCGCGGAGACGTCGCCTACGTCAAGAGCACTGATTCGCTCTGGACCTACAACGGCAGTCAGTACGTCGAGCTATATGCGCAGCTCTCGTCGGCTACTCCGACACAAGTATACGACCGGGCAGCACATCCGGGCGTAACCAGCACGGCCGCTCGTAGCGACCACGTGCACAACATAGCTACGCTCGCCCCTTCGACATTGTCGGTTACCGGCACCAACGCGATCGGCACCTCGCAATCGCTCGCCAAGGCCGACCACCTGCACAACATCGCAACCGCCGCGCCCACCGCGCTCACCGTCGGCGGCTCCGTCAATGCAGGCTCGAGCACGTCACTCGCCCGCGCCGACCACGTGCACGCGATGCCGAACGTCGCGACCGGCTCCGTCGACGGCTTCATGGCGGCGCTCGATAAGTTCCAGTTCGACATCATGCGAACCGGCACGCCGTGGGCCATCGCGCCGAGCCCCTCTGCGCCTACCGCCGGCTCGATATCC